TCAATGTATAACATGGTATAATATCTTATGTAAAGTATTTTATTTTACTATGAAAGTGCTTGACCACTTGACCACTTGCTCATTGAGCTAGTTGAGCAGTGGGCTAGCATAGGTACTTGTAAGTCATTGTTTTATATAGATAATAAAAAGTGCTTGTCCAGGTAGCTCAATTAGGTTATTTTAGGTGAGCAAGTACATTAAGTTATTGAAATATAAGGAAATGTTCAGCTTGTCCAGCTTGCCTATATAATATATATAGGTAGGGGTGGGCTAACGCCCCACCACCTACTAAACCTTAACGCAGGAGATTGACCAGATGGAAGAAAAAATAGAAATTACAGAAACAGAAGATGTAGAAGAAAACCAATCGGGTCTGTCTGTAAGTTTAACACAACAGCAACAGAAATTTGTCGAGAACATAGTGTATCATGATATGTCCCAGACCGAGGCTGCCCGAAGGGCAGGCTACAATCATCCCGCAGTACAAGCTAATCGTAATATGAAAAACAAAAGTATTATAATCGGGATAGAAGAATTGAGGTACGAGGCACAACATAGAAACCAGGTGACGCTAGATAGATCACTTCGGGATCTTAAATCAATTCGGGACGCAGCAGTTCTGGACGGAAGTTGGGGGCCAGCAATTAAAGCTGAAGAATTACGCATGAAAGCCGTCGGGTTACTCGTAGAGAAGAAAGCAGTGTTACATGGTCGGGTAGATGCCCTTTCTAAAGAAGAAGTCTTGGAGGAACTCCAGAAACTCCAAAACAAGGCCAAGAATCAATCGGGGATTGAATTAGATAAATCGGGTAAATTAATTACCAATTGACATAAGAATAACTAAAAAAGTTACCCCTATAATGAGCTGAAAGATTTCCCAATTAGTCATTTTTTCCTCCTTGCCTCTATAACTTTATCAAAATCGTACTTAGAACAATATCGGGCTACCTCATCTTTATTTTTGATGTTAGCAAATTTCTTTAAATAAAAATTGTAAAGATCCATTCTAAGTTTTAAATCGGGGTGTTGGTATGCCATAAAATGTTTCATATTATATCTCCTCAATAGAAATTATATCATCTTCGTAATAACAACCTTCACTCATAAAATCTTGCAATGATTTAAAAAGATTTTTAAGGTTAGAAGAGGGGATAACTACCCCCTCTTCATTATCTGAAAGTTTAATTAAATAATATTTCATTTAATCACTCCTTCCAATCACGGGTAATGTAGGTTCTTCTTGACTGCTTGTTGCCAATGCACCTCCGTCATTTCCCTCATCATCACTCATAGGAAAAATCCAACTTCCATCAGTAAATTCAATTACAAGGGGAACTTTCATTCCCCCATAATCTTCTTCACCAAAACATTCATTCATCTCTTCTTGAGATAAATATCGAGCATTTTGAATTATCTTACCAACTAAAAATTTCCTTGCGATTTTATTCCAATTTTTTCTAGTAGTCATGATTATAACTCTGCTGAAAATTGACAGTCCTCTTGTTTATCTAGGCATTCTTTAATCTTATTACCTAATAACCAACGAGCATACCATTGTAATTGATATTCATTTATGCCTTCATCTGCTAAAGACTTATCGTTATAACCCTCATAAAGAGAACCACCTTCAGAAAATGCTTTATCAATTTTTTCAAACTGATTTTTTCCTAAATGTTTAACGCACCTTTCAAGTCCTTTAAGAACATTTTGATAGTCATCTTCTTTAGTAAAGTAATAATCTAAATAAGTATGAGTACCCTCAACTCCAAAATTATTTGCGTCGTCACTTGATTGAACAGAAAACCAAAATTTACCTTCAATATCTCCATGATAATATCTACCCATTATGCACACTCCCTTTTAAACATTTCTGTGATTGTGTTTCTTGTCATTAAAACTTGTTTGCCCGTTTTATTGTCTTGAACAATAAATTCCCAAACACTAGCTTTAGGTCTATAATCAACAAGTGAATAAGCCTTGCCGTTACGATTAACAATTTTTGTTAAATCTAAATCTAACATATCAGCAATATTAACTAATGCACTTTGGCTACGAGATTTTTGTCCTTCAATTAAAATTTTTATTTTAACATCAACCTCGTGATCGCTATATGTCATTCCACCTATATCTATTTTAAGACCATATTCTGATAATTGTTCTAAATTTTCTTGAAGTTTATTCCTAAGAATTTTTAGTGTAGGTTTATCAAACCTTTGTACTTTTTCAATCATTTATTTAACTCCTTTGTATATTAATGATTATAGAATATACCATGTATTTGCATATATAATCAAGATAATAAAAGATAATTTTATGGTATTTATAACCAAATAAACCACACCCCTCAAAGAGAGGGGTTCTTCTTTTTTTTCTGACGAAACAAATTGGTCATAAATGAAACAGAATAAGCTAAGTCGGGATACGCATATAAATCGGGGTCGGGGTCGGGGTCGGGGAAGTCGGGTTCACGCATAAATTTATGTTTATGGTTTAGGTTTAAGTTCTGGAACTAGGACTAAAACCCATAAAGTCCCATTGATTATATAATAAAACATGGTATAAATAATTATAACAAAGGAGTTAAAAAAATGATTATTGGAATATCAAAACTTAATGGAAAATTAGAAGGTTTTAGAGCCATTGGCACTAATACACGAACAAATAAATTTTGTGTAAAAATGAATTCAGCAAAAAAAGAAACAATTTGTAAATTCTGCTACAGCCATGCGACATTAGAGAGAGGGATTTATAAAGATCTTGAACCGTTCTTACAAAGTAATAGCGAAGTATTAGGAAATACTATTTTAAAAGAATATGTTTTTAGACAAGGGTCAACCGTTACCCAAAAACTAAACGATGCTTATTTTAGATTTCAACAGCATGGCGAACTTATCAACATGACGCATTTTATTAACTTAATGAACATTGCTTTAGATAACCCTAAAACAACCTTTGCTTGTTGGACTAAAAGAAAAGATATCTTAAACAAATATAAAAAAGAAAACGAAATTCCAGAAAACGTCATTATGGTTTATTCAAACCCCGATATCAATAAAATCCTGGATGCACCGCCCGAAGGCTTCGACAAAGTTTTCAATAACGTATGGAAGAACCACGCCGTTGAAAAACAAAACTGTACGGGTCAAAAATGTATGGACTGTTTACGGTGCTACGATAAAGAGAAAGAAAACGTCATCGTTGAAGCTGTAAAGTGATCGGGCTGTCGGGATCACGTATTAGTCGGGTCACGTGTATAAAAACATTCTTCTGGTTAAGGTAAATATACATATAAAACAAGGCGCTGCGCAATTACCAATATTGACGATATCTCATTATATGGTATTATGTAGTTAACTTAAAACAAAGGAGAAAATAAATGACTAAACAAAAAATAAGCAAAGAAGCAAAACAAGAAGTCCTAAGATTATTGGAAGAAAGAATTACCGAATATGAAGGCCTAGATATCAATAAAGCTGTTTTGGCTGTCAATCTTTCAATTTTCCAAGAAGAGAACGAAAAACTCAAAAATGAAATTATATATTATCAGGAAGAATTACAAATTTTGACGGGTGATATTGGTTCTGCTCTGGACTCAATAAATTGTCTTATAGAATAAAAATTCCTGGGGGAGAAGAAATTCTCCCCCAAGTCGGGACACGCATTAAGTCGGGTCACGCATATAAATATTTTTTTTTAAAAGGTGGCGGTACTAGAATATTTATACACCAGAAAAAACCAAACCGTTGCTATAATAACAAAACATGGTATTATATACCTAACTTAACAAGGAGAAAACAAAATGGAAGAATTTAAACCAAAGGAAAGCAAAATGACAAAAATAGATATGTCAACAATGACAACGCTTACAAACGAGGTCGAAAAGATTGATGATATGGCGAGAGAATTTAACAGCTCGTTAAATAATCTTCTTTACGAAATAGTCCCCGTTATAAGACAGCTAGTAAACGAGCGTAATGATCGTATTGACGAGATAAGGAATGCAACAGAACCAACGGGCGATTTTGCGGGTTCGCTTGCAACTCTTATGACTAGAGTCGATGAACTA